ACGTATGTGTAATTGTAACTCCGCCAGAATTCGCTAATACAACTACAATACCATCTTTAAATAAAACACCTGATCCAGGCATGTAGACATCTATTCCTTCTGTACCAAAAGTATATTTTAATTTTAAATTACCTGACGCTACAGCACCAGTAGTAGTTGTGTCATGAAACTCAACTTGACCACTTGCGCCACCTTTACATTGTACGCTTGTAATTCTATTTCTTCCAAGTCTCATTACATGGGTACCATTACCCTTGTGTAAGGCCTGTTGATCTGATGTAAAACTTCCTCCACCTGACATAATTTTCTCCTTTAATTTGTGGCTCCCGAAGGAGCCACTAGTTTATTATTACGTGTCGCTAAACGGTGTAACGATAGTTCCTGATCCCAACAATAATGTGTTGTGGACTAAGTAGTTAGCTGCTTCGATAGCAGTAACTGTAACTATAGATCCAATGATCCCACCTGAAGTTGTTCCGTTCATAGAAAGAACATCATTAGATGCTCCTGGAAAGAAAGCTTTTTTAGCTCCATCATTTACAGCTACCATAGCTGCACCTGTGAACTTATCAGTTCCATCAGTTACGATTTGAACATCAGTTGCAGTTGTATCTACATAAAAAGTAAAAGTTGCACCAATGTTGTTTGCATTATTTAAATCACTTCCTGGTCCTGCTATTGCTGAATCAGCTGTTGCAACGATTGAAGGTAAAGTAAAAATACCGTCTGCATCTTGTGTTAAAAGGATTCTTCCTGCATGAGCATTTACAGTTAACGAAGTGTTAGCTGTTAGTGCTACAGTTGATCCTGGTCCAGAACCTATAAAGCCATTTTTAGAAATGACTGGTCCTGAAAAAGTTGTGTTTGCCATAATAGTTTTCTCCTGTATAGCGGTTAAATTATGTAGTCTCTATACCGTCTGACTAGTCAGTCTACAAAATTATATTATCTAGTGTTTATATTATACATAAAAAAAGGGGCGATGTGAACACCGCCCCTTTAAAGTAACCTTTTACGGTTAAATAGTTTGACTATTAACTAGTAGGTAATTTTCCATTACCAAAGACACATCTTGGATCAGAAAATCCAAAAGAGTATCTTTCTCTAGCTTTAAATCTAACGTTTCCTGTATCGAAATCACCTTCCATAGCAGTTTTAATTGGACTTCTAATGAAGTGTTTAAAACCGTTAGGTGCATCAGTTAACAAGAAGAAAGCATCCGTATCAGTTAAGAAGTTATTAACTACATAACCTTCTGGAACCATTCCCATGTTAGCGATTGCGTTGATATCGTTATCAGCAGTTCCGACTCTTTGAGGAGACTTCATGATTCTCTCAGCAGTAAATTGTAATTCTTTTGGAATTACCATTTTTCTACCTTGAGAAGCAATTTTTAATCCTCTTTCATCTACAAAAGATGAAATATCGATTAACGACTGCTCAAGTGAAGTTTCGTTAAGGTCGGCAGCAGTTGCTAATACGTTTGAGAACGTACCACCTGTTGCTAACGGGTGACTTGCGTTAATTAATGAAACGCCATCTCCACCGTTAAATCCAGATGTCTTCTGTGCATTGTTTAACACAGACGCTGCTTTAACTTGCTTAGTGTTCGACATAGATCTTGCAAGAGCTCTTGTGTATCTTGCAGCTAATCTGTCGTACAGGTTGTCTTCGATTGCTTCCTCAGTAATAGAGAATGCTAAAGCGACTGTTTCGTGTGAGTATCTTGCTGTGAAAGTTTCACCTGCTTGATCAAACACTACTCCCGCACCTTCTTGTTTAACTGGTGCTGAAGCGAAACCGCTTAACATTACTTCTTCTTCAAAAGCTCTGTCAGATGTTTCAGACGGGAAAATCTCCGCATGTTGATTTTCATATCTGTTATATTCCAGGCCGAATAAAGCATTCAAACCTGGCTCTAGTTCTTTAACTAGCTGTGCTCGTGATATTGCCATAGTTATTCTCCTTTATTACGCTATACCTGTTCCACTTCTAAAGAAGTGGTTGTTGATTCTAACAAGAATGTTAGCATTCGATGTAGTAGTATCCGAATTATCTGGATCCTGTGATATATCGATTGCTTGTACCGCAAAAGTAGCAGCAGTGCCTGAAGCACTTACGTCTAATTGTACGCTTGATATTCCTGTTTGTGTAACACCGCCTGCAGTAGATGCAGAGTAATTTTTAAACAGATCCGCTCTTGTAAAAGCCGCATCAGCGTCCATTAAAAATACTGCGTCTGGATCGTCAACAACAAAGGCAGTAATATCGCCTTGAGTTGGTGTAATTCCACCAGGGTAGTAATTTTTGTACGTTGGCTTTTGAGTAGTTGGATCGTTATAAAAAACTCCGTTAAAAACACCCACAACAGCGTAACTAGTATTACCAGTATGTCTTTCGATATTTCCTGTAGAAACAGGAACAACCAAGTCGCCTTGGAATATCGCAGTGCCATAATTTGGCTTAATAGTATATCTGTTCTGAGCACCTACTAATGGTGTACCGTCTAGTTTTCTGTGCGGTCTTAGACCGAACTTTTCTAGTTGATTTGCCATAGTTGTTTTCTCCGTTATGTTTAGTTTAGTTTAACTCCAAGCTAACTCGGTAGGTAATGCAAAAAAACTATTTTTTTCGACTACCACCAAAGGTAACTCTAGATTGCCTATCAATATTGATCGGCATCTCAGGTCGTTGTTCCTTCATTAGATCATTATCCACCGCTTGAATTTGATCTTGAGTAATTTTATCAAAGTACTCAGCACGGCTTTTTAATATCTCTTCAGGTATCCTTGCCAACACAAGGCCACCGATTCCTATACACCCTTGATACTGTCCCTGATTTAAAATTGGATATTTGTGTATGTCAGGAGAATTTTTAATTTCTTCTGCTCTTACAAATTCCCAACCTTCTCTAAGTTTTTTGGTTACATTAGCTGTATCCTCAAACCCAGCCACGCTCGTTCGTATCCAACGATGGGCATAGCCCTGTGGTGCGGGTGGTGCGTCTAAACTCGATGGTGGAGCCCAAGCGCTAGGTTTTTTTTCTTCTTGCCTAGTCTCTGACTGGCGTGAGGTTCTTTTGATATTATCCATTTGCATTCTCCTTCACGTATTTTGCGTATTCCTCTAGTGGCACCCCTAGTTTTTTAGCGATAACTATTTGTGACTTGGTGAGTTTCACTGATCGGCGTCCGGTTTGATTTCTTTGTGCAGAAGCAACAGTTTGGACGGGTTTCTTTTGCTCCTGTGGTTGACTAAATCTATGAGGAAAATTATCCTTCATAACTTTATCAATTTCATTATAATACTCATCACTCTCTGCGTCAAACCCCTGCTCTACAAGATCATTATGGGCTTGAAACGCTGCACTTGTCATGATTTTATCGCTACCGAACCATTCATTCTTTTCAGCCCATCCTTTGGCTTTACTAGAAGGTTGAGCAACATTTGTTTGAGGTGCTTGTTGTATTGGTTGTTCTATTTTAGCTTCAGTTTTAGCTTTTTCTTCTTTAGCGTCTTCTTCAGCTTGTGTCATCTTAACTTTTTCTGCTTCTACCGCTAAAGTAGCTATTCTAGAATTTGCATCAGCTATTTTATCAGCATCTTGATCTGCAATAGCATCTCTCAAAGCTTTTTTAGCATCTTCTTGTTCAGCTACGACTCTAGCAGAAAATTGTTCTATATAACTTTTACTAGTTTTTGAAAATCTAGTTTTAGTGTCGTCAAGTTGATTTTTTAAACCTTTTGCATAATCTAAAGCAGCTTTTTCTCTTCGTTCAGATTCTCTAATTTTAAAAGTTAATTTATCTATTCTTCTTTTAACTTTTTCAGAAACATCAGAAAGACTATCTTCTTTTATTTCTGGTTTAGTTTCTTCTTTTACTGTTTCAACTTTAATACCTTCAATGCCTTCAGGTTTAGGTTCTGTGTAACCTAAATCAACTTCTTGTTTTGGTAAATCAGTTTCTGAAACTTCAACTTGTTGTTCTTCAACTTGAAGTGTTTGTTCTTTTACTCCATCAGTGTCTAATTCGACTTCTGGATTTTTTATATTTTCGTTTTCTTCCATAGTAGCTCCTGTTTAATTGCGTATGTGTTAGTATGCGTGTAAAATATCCTCCGGATTATTAATCTTAGCGATTATCTCGTCATCATTTAAGATACGAACTTCTCCGCCTTCTATTTTAAATCTAGATCCAGCATAACGTCCAAAAATAATCCAATCACCCTTTTTACACCAAGGGCCTTCTGGAAATTTTTCTTTGTCTTTGTAGCAAAGATCTCCCATCTTCAATACATATGCACATACGGTAGTCATCTGTATTGTTTCTTGAGTTGTGTCAGCAAGATAAAGTCCACCTTTAGTTTTTTTAGGACCAGCGTATGGTAAAACTAAAAGTCTATAACCAGTTGGTGTAGGTAATCGCTCTAAAAGGTCTTTATTGCCTTCAACAGCTTTAGCATCTAACTGAGTATTTTTGATTTCATCTTTTGATTTGTAAGCATCAAGTAATGCTTCTTTTTTCTTAGGTACTTCCTTCGAAGTCTCGAAGTTCTTTGTCATTTAG